CTCTAACTTCACCGAAGTCAGAAACATAAACATCAATAGTAGCTACTAAGCTTCTATCTTCTGCCATGTCCATACGAGTTGAGTTACCAGTAAATCCTGATACTTTTTGTTTGTTGAATGAACCAACTAATAGTAGGTCAGGGTCGCCACCATTATCAAAGCAAGATTTTAACTCACCTTTTAAGATAGCTTCTGTAAGTACCCTTTGTGTACCATCTGTAACAGTACCACTAGAGTTTCCACCTGTAGCACCATAGCTGTTGTTGGTTTCTGTCCATGACTCAAAACCTCTTGATTTACGAGCTGAAGCACCATTTCCAGTACCTGCTGTAGCTGCGTTTTTACCTGTTAGGTCAAGTTCCATGTCTCTTTTGAGTTCTTTACCAGCTTTAGCTATTTGATAAGCTAGTTCAGAATCTCTACCTGCGTGATTTACTGCTTCTTGTGTTCCAGATACCATAACAGGTTTGTAAGAAATCTGTGTATAGTTGAAAACACGAGAAGTTGCAGATAACGCAGCACTTGGAGAATCATCTCCTTCTATTTGAGCATTTGAAGCTGCTGCTGCTAATGAGTCAGTTTGCCATTCGTGCTTTGTAGATTCAGCATTACCTGAACCGATTGAAGACATGAATGGTGTGTCTGTTGGAGAGATATTATAGATTACGTTTTGTAAATCTTCTCTGTTACCCACAGCATCATAAGTTTCAAATGTATTTGTTGCTTGTGCCATTATTACACCTTTGTGTTAAAAGTTAGTATTAAGACTATGACATTAAAGACTTGATTACTGCTGCTGCATCATCAACTCTACCTGTCCTTTTTAGTCTTGCTCGAGTTTGCTTTACTTTCTCGCTATTAACTTCAGACTTAGTACTTGGTGTACCAGGTTTTTGCATCTTAGGAACAACTTTAGCTTTCTTATTAGCAATTTTAGCTGCTAAAAGATTTTCATACATCATAGCTTTATGAAGTACATCTACTGATCTAGCATCAATTAGACTATCAACTTCCTGTTCGGTAAACCCTTTATTAAGAGCAAAAGACTTAATATCTTGTTTAAGTTTAGGTCCTTTCTCTGGGTCATTCCATTCAGGTAGTCTTTGAGCCATAACTTCCTGCTGTCTAGCAAGTTCCTCATTCCACTTACTTTGCATTTCTGCTTGTTGTTTCTGTGCAAGTTGTTGCTGTTCCTCAGCAACTAACCTTTTATTTTCCTGAAGTTCCCTATATTGGTCTCTTTTTAGAGCATATTCCATAGGATCTTCTTCCTTGAGTTTAGTCCAGTCCACCGATTTGAACTCTTCTAATTTAGAATCGGCTTGTGTATTAAATTGTTCAAGTTGCGATAAATAATGCTGTCTTTCTTGTTGAGTCGCAGCGAGTTCTTCTTCCATCTTTTTGCGTTGCTCTGCCAATACTTGACTTTTTCTAGTGTAATCAGCTTGTCTACTATAACCTGCCAAAAGCTCATCTTCGTTGACCTGTGTATCCTTACCATCTATTTTGACAGTATATACTTTAGGTTCTCCAACTTGTTGTTGTTGATTATCATCGACAATATCTTCCTCAGTCAATTGACTTTCAGCAAACCTTTTTTGGTCTGCTTCTAAGTCTTCTGTTGTTAGATTGACTGGAGTATTTTCAACTGATTCGGCAACATCCATTGCCTGTTCAGAAACCATATCCTCAGTTTCTGTTTCTTCTTCAATTTCTTTGGGTTGTTCTTTCGAAGCCCTCATGGAATCAAGAAGTGCTCTCTGTGCTGATTCAACATCAGTTACAGGAATTCCACCATGCTTACTTTCCTTCATAGGTATATTATCGTCACTCATCACTTACCTCCTTTGCGTTCTTCTTCTAGTATTTGACCATTTTCTAATGTTTGTACTAGAGTATTTTTAACTTCTAAGATGGCTCTTTGTTTGTGATAAAGTGCTTCTCTACCTTCTGTGTCCTTAATATCTGTAGATATCCATTGTTGGTATCCACCATTAAGTACAGTATTAAATGCTGCTATCATTTGAGGATTTTCAAGTAATAACTTTGCATCTTGCCCAGCTTTAATCTGAGCTTCTTTTTTGTCTTCCATTGTTTTCTCCTGGATTCTATCTGCTTACGCAGGTGTAGTTGATCGCTGTATTAGCTTTTTTTTGTTAAAGATTCTTCAGTAATATACCAAGGAATCTTCTTTTTGCCTGATAACCATCCACGAATATCATTAGGTTTATTGCCTGTATTCCTGAATACGTCTTCGACAGAAAGTCGGTTTTGTAACATGAATTTTTCTAATTCTTGTCTTGTCATATTTGTTTAAGTTTGTCTATTGTTGGATTCTTTTGTTTAAATTCTTTTGCTAAATCAACATGAGCTAACTTAGCAGATGCCCCATTAGGATGTCCTAAAGATATATAATGGTCATATCTGTCGCTGTAATATTTACTACGTGCTATGCCTTCTTCTTGTTTTTGCTTTTTGATTTTGGAAATCCTGCTTTCATATTCGCATAAGCTTTAGCACTTATAGTAGATTTAGATTTAGGTCTACTTGTACCTGCTTTTTTGCGTTTATTTATATTGTGATATAATCCTTTTTTAGCCATAAATTCCACCTCTTCCTTGCATTCTTTTTTTCTTTACAAATCCTTTTGCTCTTTTAGATAAGTCTTTAAAATGTACTACAGGTTTAGATGTCTTAGTATGAGTTTTTCCTGTGTGTATTTTACCACCAGACATTTTATGTACTGAACCTTTGTGTTCCTTACCTGTTTTAAAATAATGTTTGCTTTTAGCTCCCATTAGTATCCTTTCTTTTTAGGTTTTTTACTTTTATGTTTTTTACCACAAGCCATTATAATAACCTCAATATTTCTGTAAATTTATCACTCATTAAGACAAAAACAACAATAGCTCCATAAGCTACGTATTTAAATCTAAACACCTCAATCTTAACGTCTTTCATATCGTCTTTTAAATCATCTATATCTGATGCAATATGTGCCAAATGATTTGTTTTAATCAAATGCACATCTTGTTTGAGTAATTCTAATTCTGTATTGATATCCTTATCGTTCATGCTAGTGGCAACCTCTTGCGTTTTGGGTACATATTGAGTGCCATAGCAACTGCTTGTTTCTGTGGCTTTCCTTCTTTTCTTAGAACTTTAATCTTTTTAGAAATAAGTTTAACTCTGCTCTTTCCTTTGTAATCAGGTTTAAACTTAGGATAAGCCATTATGTTGGTCCTATACCAACAGGTCTATTTTGTACTGCTTCTAGGGCTAGTTCCTGTTCATTAAGTTCTAATTGAGATTTTTTCAACTGTAGTTCTTGTTGCTTAATTGCTAGATCAATCGCAGCTTCTTCTTGTTTAAGTTTAAGTTCTTGTGCTTTTAGTTGCGTATCTATTTCTAGTTCTTGAGCTTGTAATTGTAATTTTTGTAATTCTACTTGTGCTTTTTGTGCAGCAACCTTTTCATCTAGCGATGGTTCTGGTGGTGCTTGTGGTGGCATCATTTCAGGATTAGATATAAATTGATCTGTATTTTTATATCCTGCCTGTGCAATATATTCACTTACTGCGTTATATAAATTCTTAGGTGTAACCAAACTACCCATAGCTCCATTTTGTACTAATGTGCCAAGTATCTGCATAATAGATGACATGGTTGTTGTTTTGGATTGTTGTGAACCACTACCAATACCTACATTGACAGTACAATTTAGTTTTTCTTTCCATCTTGATACATCAATCGGTACAAACTTGCCATTGAGATAGAACATTTTTTGTCTATCTTCGTATCTTTGTACTAATGCGTATATGTTTCTAAATAAATCTTTAACACCTGTTTCTGCAAAAATACGAGCAATAAGCTCAACTCTTTGCATTGCAGACTCTGTAGCTGCTGAAATCGCACCTGATGTCACATGTGAAGTTAATACATCAGGATTGAGACCTTGGGTCATTTTAGATACACCACTTCTTTCTTCTCTAATACCATCTAGGTATTGAACCATTTGGAACGCATAAGGTTGGATTTGTGGTGTAGGTAATGCTTGAACTGCACCTGGTGCTCTCATTCTAACAATACCACCTGGTCTTGATGTTAATAAATCATCTAATTCTACTTGTCCTGCTAATACTGCATAACGTGCATTATTGGTTAGATACATGTTATCTAACAGATTACGCATGATTGTAGATTTAATGAGTTGGATATCTTTAACAGTATCTGCAATAGACATGCCATAAAACTTATGTGGGATAGGTAATGGACAAATAGCAGAGAAAGGAATCATATCAATCTCTTCGTTATCTAAGATGTATTGTCCACCTTTTGTAATCTTTCTGAGTTCTGCTATACCATCGTTATCGTAGTCAATACGCATATAGCATTCATCAATCCAAACCTTTTTGTTTGGTCCTTCACCCTCAGATGGTGGTACTGAGTCATCATCATAGCTAAATCTTGCTAATCGTTCTTCATTTAACTCAGCTTCGCTATTAGCATAGCTAGGTATATCATTAACAATGTTAGGATCATAACCTTCAGCGATTAAATCACTTACTGATTTTTTAACCCTATGACAGACAAAGTCTGCATCTTCTAATGATGATGCTCTACGTGAAACTAAAAATTCTTCTGGTGGAACTGCCATAACTCTGACTTGTCCATACCCTTTATAACATTTGGCTTTAACATCGTGTTCAACCACTTTAGGACTAACTAAATTGCCGAAATCATCTGTAACTGCTTTCTGTACAACTGTTTCTGTATGTTCTATAACTTCATAATCATCATTTGCTAGGATTGATTGGTACTCGATCTCAGTTAGGTTTGTATACGTTTCAGTATGAACTTCCTCTTTTTCTTCCCAGAAATGTTTAATTACTCCAGTCTTGCTGATAAGTGCATCCTTAAAGGCATCATAAAGGATCTTAAACCCATTATTTTGCTTGTTAAATACATAGTTGCAGTAGTCGGTAGCTTGTTGTGCCATTTCAACGTCTTCTGGACCTTGTGGCTCGAATTCTGCTGTGTTGTTATGTGTGGTAAAAATACGCATCAAAGATGGCATAATGTATTCAACTGTATCTCTGACATCAGTTGTAACGATTTCAGAACGACCATCAATCTCATTTCCAAACTTCTCACCAAGATAATACTTCATTGACTCCTCTCTTTGGTTGGAGAGTTCAGTATTTGCGTAGCCAGTAGCTCCTTGTATTTCGGAATTTAGCTGTGATACTAATTCGTCTTCAGTTAGTTTTCTTGGTTTTTTTGCCATTCTTTGCCTTTAGTGTGTCTAATTCTTTTTGTAGTTTGTCTAGCTTTTCTTCTA